ACCGAGGAACCCGACATGCCGCAGGTACAGCGCGTCCGGCGTCGGGTTGCCGGCTGAGCCGGGCCGGAAGAAGGAAGCGGACCGCTTCTTGAAGCGACCCTTGCGCACCAGGTCAGCGAAGGCGTCGTCCACCTGGTGCGGCGCGGCGAACAGGATGTCGCCCTCGGCCCGCAGCTTGCTCACCCAGCCGTAGGCCGGTGCGTTGAGCTGCGGGTGTCCGACGACGAGTGGCGCCTCGCCCCTGACCGGGTCGTAGCGCTCGGCAATGGCGGCGAGGTCAGCGGCCGTGACGGTGAGGCTGGACCCGTCCAGCGCCGTGTACGTACCGGCGCGGAAGATCTCGATTTCAGCTGGGGTGGTCTTGGTCGGCTCCATGAGGACCGACTGTCGCGCGATGGCAGCTCAGGGTCTTGGGGCCGAGTTCACAGGTGGCGAGGAGCGTCCCCTGAGCGCGCGTAACCCGAAGGGCAGCGGTATAATTGGGGCTATGACTCAACCCCAGACCGAGTTCGATCTCCAGCAGTTCGAAGACGCTTGCCAACAAAACGGCATCCGCTATTGGTGGGCGCATGAGTTCATGCGAACTCTCGGCTATCCCGCGTGGGCGGCGTTCGAGCCCGTGATCCACAAGGCGATGGCGTCCTGTAGCCGGCTCAATATTGATCCGACCGAGGTCTTCATTCGCGACTCCTTCTTGGAGAACGGACGGCAGATCAAGACATTCAAGCTGACCCGATTTGCTTGCTTCTTGGTGACGGTGCATGCCGATTCGCGCAAGCCCCAGGTATCGCAGGCGAAGGCTGCCCTAGCGGCTATTGCCGATCGGCTTATCGCAGACCGCATCGGCGAGGGTGATCTTGGGCGCATCGAGACGCGCGAGGACATCAAGCTCGTCGAGAAGGTCATGAGCCAAGCGGCGCAGTCCGCCGGGCTTCAGAACACTCAGTTCGGCATCTTCAAGGATGCGGGTTTTCGCGGCATGTACAACATGAGCCTGCGTGACTTGATGGCGCACAAGGGCGTGGGGTCAGACAAGACGCTTTACGACTTCATGGGCCTTGAGGAATTGGCCGGCAATCTGTTCCGCGTCACTCAGACGGCGGCTCGAATCAAAAGTCAGCGGGTAAGCGGCCTGCCGGCGCTCGTCGACACCGCCAAGACAGTCGGGCGTGAAGTGCGGGACATGATGATTCGCAACAGCGGCAGTACGCCGGAGTCGCTCCCAATCGAAGAAGACATTTCCAAGGTCAAGCGGCGAATCAAGTCTGCGCGCAAAGCGATGGAGAAGCTCGATGCGCCCGAGAAGGCAGGCGCCAAACGTTTACCGAAACCTACGCTCGACTAATCGTCTTTCGACTCGCCCGCCAAAGCCGCGCGGCCCGCCTCAGTCAATTCACCAGCATCGAACCACATGCTGTCGGGCGCGGCAAACTTCCCGGCTCGACCGGTCTTTGCCCGAACGACTACTTGGTTGAAGTACTCCTCGGCATCCATCAACCGGAAGTCCTCTCCAAGCGCGGCCAACGCACGGCCGACAGCCCGATGCAGAGATTCAACAGTCACCTGTCGTCCCGGCGGCAGGCTGATCTCCACCTCGGCGAACTGCCGGTGCTTTTTGCTTACACAGTGCACCTTCGCCGTCAGCGAGATCGGACCAACGAAGCTACCCTTCGGATTGGTGTCGAGCATCACTTCGCTCCTCTGCTGTTCGGCTCATGGTCAACGTCAACACCACAGGTCTTGAGTTCCGCGGCGGCTGCGTCATACCACCCAGGCGACAGCTCGTCTGACTCCACGTACGCGAACAGTGTCAGCTCACACAACCGACCCAGATCGACGATCCGCACCACCTTGCCGTGCTCGAAGGGCGTCGGCGGCAAGGCGAGCTGTACGGCGCGCATGCCGGCTGCGCTGGCAGCACCAAACATGAAGGAGACGGCGATCCATCCGAGCGTGCTGGTGGGAAGCGTTGCGAGCGGGTTTTTCATCGGTGACTCCTTGCTTGCGGGGTGGGTGTATCGCTTTCGGGGCCGGATTGGCCCCACGGCCGCCTATAACGGCCGTTAAACGCTCTGGCGGGCGATTGCCGGGGCGGTGGCCGCGGCAAAGGGGGTGGATTCGCACACAGCGGCGCTCACGCGGCCGCCGATTCGTGGTCGCCAAAGAGGGGAATCTGGGCGTCGACGGCGTTGCGGCGGGTGCCGCGGTCCAGGAGCTTGCGCATGCCGCGCACGCCCATGCCGTAGCGGCGTGCCAGGTCGGCGATCGACATGCCGCTGTCGCGTAGCGCGAGGATCTCGCGCTCGCGCTTGCTGAGCCGGTAGGCATGATCCTTCGGCATGGTGAACACCTGGCCGCCCCAGTGCTCGGCCAGGTAGTCGGCCAGGGCGCAGCCGGCGTGCTCGGCCAGATCCTTGTCGATGCCAAGCTCGCGCAGCAGCTCGTCGGTGTGCGACACCAGATCTGCCAGCAGCTCGGCGCGCAGCTGCTCCATGCTCATGACGAACCTCCCGCGCGCTGCCGCGCCCTCTCGATGTACTGCTCGGCCTGCTCGGCCGACATGGAGCCGTAGCGCACCATCTGGTGGGCATATGCCTGGGCGTCGGCCACCGGGTCAGACGCACCTGGTTGCGATGCCCGGCGAGAGGGACCGCGACGGCGATCTTCCTCGGCGCGCTTCTCGGCATCGGCCAGCGCCTGCTCGGCCAAGCCGGCGACGACTTCGGCCAGGTAGCCGTGGCCACTCAGCGGGAGGCGCAGCTTGTCGCGCGTCGCGGCCATGTGTTCCATGCCAGCGGCCCACATCGTGGCCGTCGCTGGCTTCACCTGGTGATCGCGACGCACCTCGCCGGCCTCCACCAGGTCGAGCACCTCGCGCAGCAGCTTGAGCGCGCGGGCGGTGCGCAGTGCGGTCTTGGCCGGCTTGTGCAGGCGCAGGTAGCCGAACAGGGCGCGGGCAAGCGATGGCTCCAGCTCCGCCAGCGCGGCCGCCAGGCGCTTGGCGTCGATGTCGGCCACGCCTGCTTCCAGCGGGAACTCGGTGGCGCACACCGGGCAGCACAGCTGCATCACCGGACGCCCTCCTGGTAGTCGAGCAGCTCGACGGCGGCACCCACATAATCCTGGGCGGCTTGCAGGCTTGCCTTGCGGCTTGTCCAGGTGGTTGGTAGCCGCAGCGTTGCGACCAGGGTGGCCTCGCTCATGCCCAGGCGCTTGAGGCCGGCAGCGATGAACGCCCGCGCCCGCCGCTTGAACAGCTCAGCATCGAGCGCGGCGATCACCGCCATGCGCTGGTCCTGCTTGCGCAGCCAAGCCACGCGCTGAATCTTGAACATGCGCGCGGCGATGCCATCGGCGTAGGACCACGGCGCCTGCAGCTCGACCAGCAGCGCCTCGATCTTCTGCAGCATCGGCTCGCGCGCGAGGTTGGCCGGCGTGCCGGCGTGCTGGCCCACCGGCGTGCTCCGCGGGCGATTGCCGCCCTGCTGGCGCATGCGGGCGAGCACCGCGCGGCGCTGATCGGCGTTCAGGTCTTTCGCTGAGCGGAGGCCGGTGACGTTGACCAGCAGCTCGCGGTACGTGTCGTCATCCAGGCCCAGCTGCTTCTTGCTGGCATGGATGGCGGCGAGGTCGCGCTTGCGGCGCTGCTCAGCGCTGATCGTGGCCATGCATCACCTCCTCGCGGCTGGGCTTGCTGGTGAGGTGCCAGCCGTCGCAATGCGGGCACTTGTAGACGCGCCGCTCGCAGGCCATCACCTGCAGCCGCGCGCCGCGCTGGCGGCGGATGGTGACCAGGGCGTGCATGGCATCCGCCCGGCGCGTGTGCCGCACCTTGCCGGTGGGACACGCGGCTTCGCGCGCCGCCTGACGCGCGGCCAGACGCGCGAAGCGGGCACGCACGGCCTCCGCGCTGCCGTCTCGCCAGCGGTTGCGGCGGCTGTGGCTCATAGGGCGGCGCGCAGCTGCACGGGGCTGGTTGCAGATGAGATCGACGCGGCGCGTCGCTGGGGCGGGCGCGGCGACGCCGCCTGTCGCGCCAGCTCCAGCTCCTGAGTCAGTGCGGCGATGCGCTTGCGCTGCCGCACCACGACGGCACGCAACGCCGCCGCGCGGCGGCGCACTGCGCCCGTGCGAGCGAGCCAGCCTGCAGGTGGCGCATCCGACGCCGCGCCCGGCTCGCGCGGCGCCAGACCGATCACGGACGCGCGCAGCGCTGCATAGCGGTAGGCCGTCGCCCGGCTCACGCCAAAGCGAGCCATGATTACGGGCACCGGCAGCGCGTCAGGCTCGATCATCAGCAGCGCGATGATCTCGGTGGGGGCGTAGTCGGTTTTCCGGGGCATGGCCTCAGCCCCCGAACCCATCGCGGAAGAACGTCTCGCACGGCCGCAGCACGTGGAAGCTGCGCGTGGCCAGGCGGTATTCCGCAACGATGCCGCTGCTGGCGCAGGCGCCGATCTGGCTGCCGGCCGGCAGGGTGATCCACTCGCCTTCCGGCGTGCGGGCCTGGGCGTCCAGTTCGTTCTGCACGATCAGCGACGGCTCCGGCTCGCTGGCGTCGATGCTCTCGGCAAACAGGGCCAGCAGCGCCACCATCACCAGGGCGATCAGCACGATGCGCAGCAGCTCGCGCAGATCGTGCCGCAGGGCGGGATCAATCATGGCGTCACCTCTTCCAGCTCGGTGGCGAAGGGCTTGATGACGAAGTCCTCGCCCTTGCTGATCGAGATGCCCCTCACGTCGGCGGGCTCCTGCAGGATCGCCGTCTTGTTGACCTCATCCTTCGTGCGCACGAAGCGGCCGAGGCCCAGCCGCTTGAGCGCGGCGATCACGATCTCCTCGCCGCGAACGGTGACCTTCGGCGGACGCGTGCGCCAGCTGATCTCGCCCGCCGCCAGCTTGGCCGTCTTGACCTTGCCGTCGCGGGTCAACTCGACGCGGTGGGCCTCGCACCACACGCGCACGCCTTCACCCAGCTCGCGAATGACGGCGGCATGCGGCGCGGCCTGTGCCTCGAAGTGCTCCTTCACCCGTGCCAGCTCATCGTTCATGGCGGTCTGCAGTTCGTCGCGGCGCCGCTGCGCCTCGCCGATCTGCTGGATGAATGCGTCCACTTCCTCGCGGTTCTGCGCGACGACCGTGGCGGCCTCGGTCTTGATGCGGTTGGGCTTGCTCATTGCGGCTTCCTTCTTGGCTTGGTTGGCCAGCGCGATCGATGCCAGGACGTACTGGCGCTCGTCTGGCCAGTAGGGGTCAGCGGCCACGCTGGGCGGCGCGGGGCTCGGCGTAGCGCTCGGTCCACTCCACCTGGCAGTCGTGAACGCGGGCGGTCATCACCACGCGCTGCACGCCGTGCTCGCGGATGCGGCTCTTCATCGAGCCGTGCAGAAACGCCTGGCCGGCGTCGATGCGGATGCGCGGGTTGCGGCCGGCAACCTCGACGTCGAGCACGGTCGCGCCCGCGGCGTCCAGGTGATGCAGTGCGGCCATCGCCGAGCACAGCGCGGCATTGGTCACGACGTTGGATTGGTTGCTCAGTTGCATGGGGTGTCTCCTTCGGATTCGGGATTGGGATCGACAGGCAGCCGCAGCTGCCCGCGCAGGTCAGGAAGGGCGACGCGCTTCATCGCGCTCACCTGCCGCAGCGAGGTCATCGCGCGGCCGTACAAAAAGAGGCAGCAGGCGTCCAGCTCGTCGTCATTGGCGGCGAGGTGGTAGCCGTGATGTGGATCGGCGCAGACGCGATGCCCTGCGCTGCGCAGCGACTCGATGACGGTGCGCAGCCGCCGCTCGTCACCGGTGCTGCGACGCCCGGTGATGGCAGCCACCAGCGCGGTCGCGCTCATCCCCGCACCGGCACCCACGCAGTCGCGCAGTGCATCGAGCACCGTCGCGGGCGTGAGGTCGGCCGGGATGAGCGGGAGCTGCATCAGCGTGGGCCTGGCTTGCGTGGCGGCAGCAGCCGCCCCAGCAGGTTGGCGGTGACGTTCTCGGGCTTCATGTCCTCGAACAGCTGGGAGATGGCCGCGGAGACCATGCCCAGCATCTGGACCTTGGCGAACCGCGACGCATCCGTGTCTGCCGCGATCCGGTTCACCAGGTCGATGGCTTTGCGCGCGTCGGGGAGAAGGCGGTCGACCTCTTGCATGAAGTCAGCCATGAGAAGCCACCAGTGCCTCGGTCGGCAGAAAGGCGGTGAACTCGGCCTCGCAGTTGCAGCAGACGAAGAGCAGATCGAAGCGCGCCTCGCCTTGCGGGTCTCTCGACGCAGGCACGCCACCGAGGATGGTCACGTCGGCGTCTATCAGGCACTGGCCGCACGCGGGACAGGGACAATTGAAGTCATCCACGGCACACCTCCCGCATGTCATCGCGCAGGGCGCGCATGCGCTGCATGAGATCGTTCTCCCTGCGGTCCGCTATCAACGGTCGGAACGGATTGCCCACGCTCAGATCAGCCTTGAGCGCGGCCTGGACGATTCGACGCAGCACCGCAAGGCGCTGAGCGATGCTCAGCTCGGGGTCGGCCGCAATGGCCTCGATGTCCGCGATGGCCTGGGTGGCTTTGGCGCTGGCTTCCTGAAGCTCCACGTCACACCTCCCGCACGATGTCGGCGGTGACGCGCGGCGCACCCAGCTCGGCGGCGATGTTCATCGCGCAGGCGACGCAGTTGTTCACCATCAGTGGATAGAGCAGGCTCATGCCGCCTTTCCTGGAAGGCGATAGGCGCGCACGTAAGGCAGCAATCGCGTCCACGTCCATCACCCGCGCCAGCGGCACGCCAGCGGCCTCGATGCGCTTCTTGAGGTAACCCTCCAGCTCGTTGTCCAACGGCGGCAGCGTGATCAGCTCGATGCGCTGGGTCACCTCGCGCAGCTCGGGGTTGCCTTCCGAGAGCTTCTTGGCCAGCTCGGGCTGGCCCGCCAGCACCACGCTGACCAGCGGGCGCATGCCGTCCTTCAATTCGAGGTAGCCCTTCAGATGCCGCAACGTTGGCGTAGCGAGCCGATGCGCCTCTTCGATGACCAGCACGTGCCGCATGCCCACGCGGCTGCTGTCGCGGAGCGTCTGGTGCAGTTGCCGAAAGCGCGCCTCCGGGCTGGACATGATCTTGGCCAGCGGCGCGAGCGTGGCCATGATTGCCTCGGCGATGTGCTGGCTCTTGATCGGCTTGCCAACCCGGTCGGTCGATT